GCGGCAGTTTGCTGGAGAGGTAAGCCGTGGTCCCGGTGATAAAGCCCCCCAGGATCGGACCGCCGAAGGTGTTACCGATCGACCTGCCCATCGCTTCCATGGATGCCGACCTCTGGGCATTGATGACGTTCGCCCCCGGATCGAACTGAGGGTTGGTCAGGTCGGTGCCGCGGACGATCACCGAAGCGAACGCCCCGATGTTGCTCTCGATACCGCGCAGAGACGTGAGCATCCCCGACAGGTAGTTGATCTGGGTCGAGCTGTTGGAGGCGGTGAGCTCGACAGCCCGGCTGATGGATTGGGACTTGGCGGTCGAATTACCCAGCACCGTCCCGGCGCCCTGCGCGGCCTGGCGTTGCTCCGACGTGCTGACGTTGCTGGTGCCGCCAGCCACCGCGAACCCAAGGCCGGCCATCACGGCGGCCATCGCGGCCATGCGCGCCCAGGCGGAGTACGGGTCGCCCTGCGCCTGGTTGGCGACGCCGGCGGCCGCCGCGGCCTGGCCCTTCATCATGGACGCGGCGACATCGGGCGCGACGCTCGCCTGCGTGGTCGCGATCTGGGTGGCGGTGGCCGCCGCGTGCGCAGCGGTGTACGTCGTGAGCAAGCCGGCCTTCTGGGCCATGTTGGTGATGGCCATCGCCATCTCGAAGGCGCGGAAGGTTTTCTCGGCGGCTTGCATGGCCCTGTATCCGCCCGTGTTTTCCTTGAAAAAGCCCTTGGCCGCGCTCGCCATGTCGCTGTACGACCGGACCTGCGCCTGGGCGGACTGCTGCGCCGCCATGGCGTTCGCGCGCTGGATCTTCGTCTGGTCGCCGCCGGCATCCTTGGTGGCCGCAGCCAACTGGGCCGCGATCGCGGCCTGGGTGCGCTCGTAGCCGCTGAGGGCGGTCGTCAGGCTGCCGATCGCGGAGCCGACCTTGCCGAAGCTATCGGCCATGCCCTGCGCGGCCGATTGCGCCGCCTGGTCGAGCGCGGACATCACGTCCACCATCGCATTCAGGTCGGTGAGGGTCTTGTCGTAGAGCTCCTGCTTGTCCCCGCCGGCCACCAGCGCCGCGGCGCGCTTTCGCTTTTCGTCGGCCTCGGCGCGCAGGCGCTCGGCGCGCTCGCCGGTCAGGTCCAGGCCTTCGGCGATGTCGGCTTCGATTTCCTTGCGCACAGCCTCGTCCTCGAGGCGCGCCGCCGTGATGGCCGCGATCTGCTTCGGGGTCAGGCCGATCTGGTCGTTGTAGTCGATCTGGGCCTGGGTCTGCTGTTTCAGGTTCGCCAGCTCGGCCATGTCCTTCTCGATCAGGTCGGCGGAGTTGGCGACGGCCGCACGGTACTGCTTCTGCTCGAGCTCGAAGAGGTCCTCCCCTTCTTTTTTCTTGCGGCCGGCGATCTTTCTTTCCATCGCGTCGATCTGGCCGGTCAGGTCCGCCTGTTCCTTCTGGCTGTCCTTCTTGCTCTTGGCGAGCGTCAGCTGGTCCGCAAGGGCTTGCTTTTGGTCATTGAGGGCCTTCAGGTCAAGGTCCGCATTCTTGGCGAGCGCGGTTTCCTCGTTGATCTGGCCGGTGCGCTGCAGGAAGGCCAGGTGCTCTTTGTCGCGCTCGTTCAGAACGGACTGCACGTCGGCGCGGCGCTTGATCGCGGCGCTCTGCGCATCGATGCTCTCGGTGAGGGCCTTGCCGGCAGTCGAGCTGTTGAAGGTATCGGTTGCCAGCTTGGTCAGGGCGGCCTGGTATTCGGCCTGCTTGATCTCGCCCTTGTCGTATGCAGCCTGCAACTTTTGCAGGGTATCGATGTAATCCTGGTTGACGCCGGTTAGGCGCTGGCGGACGGCGATCATGGCTTCCGTGCTGCCGGATGCGGCCTGGGCTGCCTTCTCGTCGTTCTTCCGCATTTTCTCGGTGAGCTCGGCGATGTTGTTCAGGACCTTTACGCGATCGGTGGCGACGTCGTAGCTGTTCTTACCATGGCCGAGGGCGTAGTCGCCGGTCAGGTTGTTGATGTCGTTCAGGCGCTTCGACGCGGCTTCCAGCTGGGCGAGCACGCCCTGGTTGCGGTCGATCTCCGGCTTCTTCATCCCCAGGTTCTGGAGCTGGATGAGCTTTTCGTTTTTCTCGATCTGTTCGTCGAGGCCCTTCACGATGCGCTTGTGCGCATCTTCGTAGCTCTCGACAGCCTGCTTGCTACCGTCTTCGGCCGAGTGGCCCCAAATGCTCCAGGCGGTGGCGGCAAGGCCGAGCACGGTGATGATGGCGCCGACCGGGCCGCCCAGCAGGCCAAGAGCGCGGCCGGCGACGCCGGCGGCAAGCGAGCCCCCGGCCGTGCTGGCGTTGAGCGCATCCTGCGCGGCCTTCTCGGCCCGGCGCGCGGCAACGAGCTGGGCCGACACGCCAACCTGCTGGCGGCCCAGCACCGCCAACTCGGCCAGCATGGCAGCCCGCTCGGCCTCGGCTACCGCGAGTTCGGCGGTGGCGAGGCGCAGGGTGCGCAGCGCGAAACTTTGTGCGCCGGCCGCGGTCGACGCGGCAATGGCGGCCTCGGCCGAAGCGATGTTCGCGTTGGCGGACGAGAGCCTGGCCACGGCTTCCTGGCGCGCGACCACGATCATGGCCTCGGTGGTGCCGAGCTGGCCGACCTTGGCGGTAGCGCTGGCCGCTTCCGCTTCCGCGGTCGCCACCGTCGCCGCACGCAAGGCCATGCTGGCCGACACTTGCTTGTAGGTATCAACCGTCCAGGCGGCGAAGGTGGAACCGAGCTTGGCCGCCACGACGGTGGCGACCGAACCGGCCAGAAGATCCAGGTTGTTGGCGAGCAGGAGCACGCCACTTTTGGCGGCATCGCCGGCGCCGGACTGGGAGAGCGACAGCATGAACTGGTCCCATGCGTCGCCGAGGTTGCTGATCGCACCGTCCAGCGTCTCGGCCCTGAGGGCCATGGCGCCAGCGAAGTCGGTCTCGCCGAGGTTCTGCAGGTAGCCCTGGATTTCCTCGGCATTGTTGCCGATGACCTGGGTCATGCCCTTGAAGGTCATCGCGACCTTGTCGCCATTCTGCTTGGCCTTGATGCCGAACTCCGTTAATCGCTCGAAGTCGCCGGTGACGGCATCGGCCACGGCCTCGACCATCTGTCCCAGGTCCTTGTTCAATGCCGTGGCTGTGTTCCCATAGGCACGCATCGCCTTTTCGGACGGGTCGAGCCCAAAATTTCGCAGCAGGACGAAGGCTTCGGTGACCTCCGCCAAGCTATACGGAGTGGCGGTGGCGAACGTCTGGAGCGACTTGAATGCCTGCGCCGCGGCGGTGCTGGAGCCGGTCGCGGTGATGAGTCCTGGATTGAGCTTGTCAAAGGAGCGCTGCGCACCCAACACCTGCTCTGCCAGGGAACCCAGACCGAGCCCGACGCCAGCGAAAGCGGCCAGTTCCTTGAGGGACGACTTGGCGGCGGTCGACAGCCCGCTCATCGAGTCGCCGATGCCCTCGATCTGACGCTGGGCGCCCGACGCACCTTCAACGGTAAAACTGATTACTGCGCCAGTCCCAGGGGTGAATGCCATCTCTCGCCTATCTATCTCGTGTCGCCCACTCGTCGAGGGCGGCGTGTTCCATCGCCTGAATCAATCGGTACAGCCGGGGCCGGTCCTTCGCGCGGATGCCGCTCATGCGCATGCCGGCCTCGACGCCGGCGTAATTCAGGCCGACACGGCGCTCCATACCTACTTGCCACTGCGTCTGGATGGAGACCCAGAACCAGAACGCATCCTCGTTTTCCGGCCAGAGCCAGTACTCGTCTTCCTCGACGAGGACCGGTTCTTCGCAGCACAGGCCGAAGGCCGCGAGCGCCTCGTCCACCGTGTCGCTCGGTTCGGGCTCGGCGTTCCCGTGCAGCTGCAACTGGCCGCGCGCCATCAGGCGCGCAGCCTCGGTCAGTTTTTTACGACCGCGCCGATCTCTTTGAGGTAGGTCTGGTAGCAGACGACCGGCATGCCCGCGATCTGGAGCACTTCGTTCTTCAGGTTGTCGGCGCTGAACGACATCGGCTGGCCGCTCTCGTCCAGGACGTCTTCCCAGCCGGTGGTGACGCGCTGGACGAAGTCCTTCACGGACTCTTCCTTGTCCTTGATCGCTTCATCGATCTCTTCCTGGGTCAGCCGGTCGCAGAGGAGAACGAAGTCGAAATTGACGGGCTTGCCGTCTTCGCCCTTGAGGGTGCCCTTGACGGGAACGCGCAGCTTGTTGCGCTTGACGAGTCTGAGTGCCATTGTTGGAATCGCTTTCTATATGATGAGGTGGGTTACAGCACGACGACGCGCCATTCGATGCCGTCGGCGCCCGGAATGAAGCGCAGGTCGAAGCCCACCAAGCGCTTGCCGTTGCGCTCGACTTTCTTCCAGCCCAGCAACTGAACATCCGAGGCGACGAAAATAATTTTGTTGCCGGAGACCAGGCCGATCGTGAATGCCAGACTGGTGGTTTCGTTCTTCTTGACCTTTTCCGCCAGGGCGACTTCCTGGGCAGCGGAAAGCTGGAGCTCGATCGACCCGGTCGATTCGCGATCCACGACGTCCGTCGTTTCCTGGCTCGCCAGCGCATCGAACTGCACCTGGTTACCTGCCTTCATGTCCAGGCCGGTGCTGGGGTACACGGTGCCGCCCGTGAGCGCGCCGTCGGCGTAGGCCGCGCCCAGCGTGATGTCGATGACGTTGGCCTTGGTGATCGGGACCGGCTTCTTCCACGCGGCATAACTACCGGTCGTGTTGGCCTCGGAAACACCGCCATCCAGACCGATCCAGTCAAAGGTCAGCTTCGGGATCTCCCCCGCCTTGGCGGAAAAGGAGAACTCGCCCATGGCGGTGCGGACCTTGTGCAGTACGCCAGCGTCGTAGTAGCTCTTGTGGATCGACTCCTGGTCCTCCGAAACCGGGAGATACTCAACGCGGGGCGGTTCGTC